GGATACCAAGCGGGTAATACGTCTCAAGGTGACTCCGCCACATCCATAGGACATGGAGCGGGTGAGTTCAGTCAGGAGGTCAACGCCGTCGCTGTGGGGGTCTCAGCGGGTCAGTACAATCAGGGAGACCGAGGCATCGCCATGGGGAGCTCAGCAGGTCAGACTGGTCAGGGAGACAACGCCGTCGCCGTGGGTAGGGCAGCGGGATCGACCTCTCAAGGCAGCTCCGCCGTCGCTGTCGGGTTCTATGCGGGACAGACCAATCAACACGACAATTCCATCGTCCTCAATGCCACTGGGAGCGTCCTCAACACCGCACAAGCCTCCTCGTTTTATGTGAAGCCCGTGCGTGGTGGTGATATCGCGGCGAGCGCCCTCGCCTATACGAGTGCGGGGGAAATCGTGGAGGAGACTGGGATGAACTTCGATAGCAGTCAGAGAGTGGTATTTGGGACGGCAAGTAATGATCCACCCAACTATAAAGTAGCGATAGAACAAGGCAATGGTCAAAATAACGGTCTATTTATCAGTAATTCAAACTATGGCAGTATGCAAGGTGTACACTTTCACATGGTGAATGCTGGGAGTGGTGATTATCACAGTTATGCCGCCATAGATACACATAGATCGGGTGTTGCTACGTCAGTCACCGATCTCGCACTTTGTACTACGGGTGGCAACGTCGGGATTGGGGTGACGAATCCCGCGTACAAGTTGGATGTGAATGGAGTATTACGAAGTCGTTATACAGCTGGCTACCGTTCTGGAACATTTGATACTTCTGGGCTGAACATGGGTGATTTTGCGGAATCTACCGACGCAATGCCTCAACTTGGTTGGGAAATACATTTATCATTCAGTTGTAGTGAAAATGCCGTTGTAACAATATACGGTGCGTATAGATCTAGTGGTGCTCTCCACGGTGCCACTGAAAAATCTACAATTGAATTCAGGGAAGGTACCTCTTCGGGCTGGGCAAATCAAACAAATGGTGAAATGGATCTAGTTAATAATGCTTACAGTGGTAATCCTTACTACGCAATCATACGTGTACAAAATCCCATATATACAAACGCCGCCGCGGGCGTTGCCAGACATCACATCACATCAGAGTGTGTCGGAACGTATGCAGGTGTTGGCGCTACAATCTGGAAGAGTGTTGGATATGTGGACATGGGTGGGGAGGTTAGTACTGACCGTTTTAACAGATTAAGAATTGTAACGTCTACTGGAAATATTAAAGGTCAATGGACTGCGTTTCCAATTACAACTTAAAAAAAACATTGTATTAATATAAAATGTCGCGCATATGGGTTGGTTTTATAGAAGAAACGTGCACGTTGGTAGATGTTATGCAATATGATGGAGATCACTTTGATAAAATCCCAGGTGCCATGTACGTGGAAATATTTCCACCTCTTCACCCCGACGCCATCAAACTTGAAAAATCTAGTGATGGTGTGATACGCGTAGTCGAGGACAATGATAAGTACGAAAAATTGTATAATTCTAAACTTAGAAATATCCGCGCGACAAGGAATAAGTTACTAAGTGAAACAGACTTCATATTTTGTAGTGATATTACGGAACAAATGAGCCAAGAAGATGTGACAAAGTGGAAAGAGTATCGTAGAAAGTTAAGAGATTTTCCAACATGTGAAACAACCGATATATTAAGACCAGTATGGCCAGAAAAGCCTACATTAAAATTAACTTAATTTAAATCAATCGAATACTATTTATTATTTCACAAACTTTACAAACTGAATCGGAGTTTCTAAAGTTCGATGTCCACTGTCCCGAGTGACGCAGTCACTCGTACTCCATTCCCATCCCAGTCGCTTCGCGACTGTTCTCTTTCCCTTCACCAAAGGTCCTACGGACCTCATTTTGATTTCCTTCCCATTCCAAGTGCTTCGCACTTGACCTCATCTCGATTTCCATCCCCTCACACTAATATCACTCTCTTCGCACCACGGATACACCTCGTCCCCGACGAAGTGTATGGCATCCATGCCGGCTTGCATGCACTCGAGACACGTATCAATGCTATCGTCGATGATCGTGTCCAACGCCAAGGATCGACAAATGTCCACCTTTTTTACCTCCATGGGTGTGTAACTGTTCGTGAGAATGATATCGTCAAAGATACCCGGAAAATGGCGATCGATCCACAATTCCGTTTGTTCCCGTGCGGCGTCTTGGCGTCCAGTCACGATGTACATTTTAGTTGCACCGCGGCGCATGCGAAGCATGGCCCGTTGCGATCCCATGATTGGGCGAAGGTACAGAAATTCGGGTGTTTTATAGAAATCGTGAACCATGCGTTGCGATTCTTCTTCGGTGACATTAAACATGTCCCGGTATACGTATTTATACTTTCGTGCCGTAGGCATTTCGCGTCGGTGCCATGCAGCCATTGGTCGAACGAACGGAACGAGGACTTCATCAATATCGACGGCTATTCTTTGCATATTAAAATGTACTAACATTATTCGTAATCGCGAATCGCCACACCTACCGGAAATCGAGGCACACCGAGCGCCGTGAGGTTCTGATAACGAACCGTGAGCATCTTTCCTATGTAGTGTTCACGATCGTGAAACAATTGTCGCCTGAATTCCAAGGTCCCTTCGGGTTTCGCCGCAAATGTGTGATTCCCGACGCGACACTCCCATATCCCTGCCCCCGTCTCGCGACCCGTACCTTCCTTCACGCCTACGACCTCGTATTCGTCGGTCTGGAACTCTTTGTATTTCAAAAGGTAATTACTTCGTTTTCCAATTTCATACGTACTCACAGCATCTCGAATCATGATGCCTTCGTGACCTTGTTTAACGAATTGATCGTGGTACATCGAAATATCATTCTTTGACTTGACGAGCACAGTTTCCACGGTGACCCGTTTCTGTCGCTCGGCGAACGGCAAGTCCGGTCGCGTCACGTCGAAATAATCAAATATGTGAAACGTCAACGCCTTCGGATTCGTCTTGAATGCGCTCGTGATGTCCTCGAACGTCATACCCGGTGTGTACATTTCACCGTCGAGCCATTCCCCGTCCCGAAGTCCGTCACACAAATAGTCAACCCCGTGCACCGGTTTTCCAGTTCGTGAAAAACACCCATCCTTCGACACGAGAAGACGAACCCCATCGAGTTTCGGTTGGACGTAAAACGGTTCCGAAATGTACTTGTGTCGATCCTCCCATTTATTCGCCAACATCGGCATGATGTGTGTCACCTTCGTGTTTTCATTGTTCCATACGGTGTGTGCACGCGCGAGTGCTTTCTCATAACCCGTCTTGACGTTCGTTCGCGACGTCGTCGTCTTTCCACCAATGAGTCCCGTGACTTTCACTATGTCCGCCGTTCCATCACCCAAATCTTCGACGTGAATATCCGTAAATCTCTGACGTCCATTTTTATCATCGCGCACGATCCGTTCCATTATTTTCTCCCTCTCTAGTAATGATACCAGTAGTTAATTACGGTAGAATGGCGCGACTTAGGCCTCCGGAAGCCTCGTACGTACCCATGAACGCAAACACGTTCGCGATCCTTATTATTATTTTGTGTATTCTCGGGTTGTACAGGCGTGCGGTGATTATCGGTCAAGCGCGTGCGCGATCTGATACTTTAGACACTTTGATGCCGACAAAAAGAGGTCTTTCTTCATGAGTTTCTTAAACTTATTTTCAGGGATCGTCGTTTTTTCCTTGTACATCTTTTTGAGCGCTTTCATGAACTTTTCACACGTCTTCGCCTCATTCTTGAGGTCTTGGTATTTCCCCCAAAACTCCGTGGAAAGTTGATGAATCAAAATGTATGCATTCGGACCCATGCGTCGCTCAGCGCCACCGAGAAACATGAACGTCGCGGCGGAACAGCACGCACCTTGCGCGATCGTGATCACTTTGACCCGAGAAGTTTCGAGTATATTCTTCATGGCCAAGCCCGAAAACATGTCTCCACCTTCGCTCATGATGTGAACACGAATCTCGGGTTCGTAGCCGATGAGATCCGCCTTTTGTTTGAGCAATTTAATCTCAAGGTTTCGAAACGCAGCAATGAACTCGAGTGAATTTTCGGACGTGATTTCACCGTAGAAGTGAATCTCATTTCCAATAACTTTCGTGGTACTCGGCTCCTCCTCTTCAACTCGTTCCTTTACGGCATTCATGAGTATGTTTTCGATCGATTGCATGCTTGAGTGCTTTCTTTACATGAGTCACGTGCTTTGCTTTTAATTTACTTGAAATGGCGAGATGGTTCATGACATCGAA